AGACATCGATAGAATAAGACCAGCTGCTCTTACATTCTTAGAATATGGATATTATACAAAAGCTCTCCCAGGAACTAAAGAATATTATGATTTTTGGGATGAAGAAAAGAAGAGATGTCTTTATGGGTATCAAGTAGATGAACTACATATTACTGGATTTCATTATTTTTATTTAAACTATTGTCCTATTGATAGAGCAATAGATGAAAAATTACCGGATGGAACTACACAATCTAAACGTGAGCGTAGTTTTCCTAGATTTTATGATGGAGACTGGGAATATTTTCAAGAAATAGATAAAGCTAGGGCAGATAATAGACATATGATTGTCTTAAAAGCAAGACGTAAAGGATATTCTTATAAAGCTGGTGCAATGTTAGCACGTAATTATTTCTTTGTAAAAAATTCTAAAAACTTTGTCTTTGCTGCACAAAAAGAATATTTAATTGGTGATGGATTACTTTCTAAAGCATGGGAATTCTTATCTTTTATAGATGATCATACTGCATGGGCTCAACCAAGATTAAGGGATAGAGAAATGCATAAAATGTCTGGATATAAGAAAAAAGTAAATGGTCTTGAAATTGAGATGGGAATGAAATCTCAAATTATGGGGGTAAGTCTTAAAGATGCACCTGATAAGGTAAGGGGTAAAGCGGGAGAATTAGTTTTCTTTGAAGAAGCTGGTTCTTTCCCTGGTCTTTTGAAAGCTTGGGAGGTAACTATGCCTACAATGAGACAAGGAGCAAAAACATTAGGGATGATGATTGCTTTTGGTACAGGTGGTACAGAAGGTGCAGATTTTGAAGCTATGGAAGAGATATTTTATAATCCTGAAGCATATGATTGTATGTCATATGATAATATATGGGATGAAGGAGCTTTTGGGACAAAATGTGGATACTTTATTCCTATACAAACTAATTTAGATGGCTTTATAGACAACCAAGGTAATTCTATAAAAGAAAATGCTATAGAATATGAAAAAGAAATGAGGGAGAAGAAGAAGGGTGCTGCAGATGCAAAATCATTAGACCAATATATAGCGGAGCACCCTTTTTCTCCTCAAGAAGCTACATTACAAGTAACAGCTAATTTATTTGATATAGCATCTTTACAAGAACAATATAATATTGTTAAAGCTAAAGGACTCCAAACTATAGGTACTGTTGGAAAATTATATTATGATTCAAAAGGTAAAGTTAAATTTACAGTAGATGGAGATCTTAAACAAATACTTAAATATCCTCATAGAAAAGATGATGATAAAACTGGAGCTGTAGTTATCTATGAAGCACCATATAAAAATAGTGAACAGCAAGTTCCTTTAAATATGTATGTAATTTGTCATGACCCTTATGGTCAAAATCAATCTGCAGATAGTACATCTTTAGGGGCAGCATATGTAATAAAAAGACCAAATAATTTATCTCAACCAGATGATATTATTGTAGCATCTTATGTTGGTCGTCCTAGTACTCAAGATGATTATAATAGAAATTTATTCTTATTAGCTGATTATTATGGATGTAAGATAGGATTTGAGAATGATCGTGGTGAGGTTATAGCATACGCTAAAAGATATAGAAAGTTACATAAACTTCAAGAGGAGTTTGAAATGTTAGACAAAAGAGAGCTTAGGAGTAAGACTGTAAAACGGCAGTATGGGATGCATATGACTGATGCTAGAAAGCGTCAAGGTGAAATATATATAAGAGATTGGTTAAATACTGTAAGAAATACTGATGAAAATGGAAAACAATTACTAAATTTGCATAAAATATACGATCCTGCATTATTAACAGAATTAATTAAATTTAATCATGTAGGTAACTTTGACCGTGTAATGGCGTTGATGATAGGGATGTATCATACGAGAGAATTATATAATTCAGAAGTAAAAGATATATTAGAAGATAGAGCTACAGATAAATGGTTTGATCAAAATTATTATTAATATGGAAAAAGAAAAAGATAAAGAACCTTATACTCCTCTTCCGGAATACTTAGCAATAGGACCATCAGACATTCACGGAGCAGGGATCCTTGCAAAAGAAGATATTCCAGGAGAGGTAGTTATAGGTATAACTCATATATATGATCCTAATTTTCAACATAATTATATTAGAACACCACTAGGAGGATTTATAAATCATTCAGAAAATCCTAATTGTGAATTAATAGAAGATGAGGGAGATGATGATTATAGAAAATTAAAAACATTAAAAAAAATAGAGCAAGGAGAAGAACTTACTCTTAAGTACGGTTTATACGATATTTGTGATTATTTATAGTGTTATATCTATAATATATATCTAGAAATATTTATTACTGTAACAATTTATAATTAAAATAGTTAAATTTGTCAGATTATGGGATATGATAAAATACCGAGACAGAAACTTTCTCGAACAAAAAAAGATAAAAAATGGAAAGAAGCATGTGTAGAAGCATTCATTGATCTTTCTAATTCAGGATCAGGTTATTCACAAAAAAAGAATGACTTTAAGATTCTATATGATTACTATAATGGTATAATTGACGAGACTGATTACAGATACGTATTAAAACCTTACGGTAAAGCCCGTAAAAACTTTCCTTCTGAAATGCGTAATTACCCTATTATCAAACCCATAATTGATCTTCTTCTAGGGGAAAAGTCAAAAAGGCCTCTCAATTATACCGTTACAGTACAAAATTCTGATAGTATTTCTATTAAAGAAAATGCTAAAACAGAAGCAATTTTTAAGAATTTACAATTACATTTTATGCAAGCTGTTCAAAATGAAGGAACAGATTTAGGAATGAGTCCAGAACAACAGGCACAACAAAATCCTATGCCTCAACATATAGCAGAAATGTTTGAAAATAGTTATGTTGATCAAAGAGCTATTTTAGGTCAACAAGCCCTTAATTATATATTTCAAGAACAAGAAATTTATGATAAAATTCAAAAAGCTTGGTTTCACTATTTAGTTACTGGAGAATGTTATACACATAGAGGAGTTAGAAATAGTGAACCTTTTTATGAAATATTAAATCCTATGGATGTAGATTATGATCTTGATCCAGATTTAGAATTTGTAGAAGATGGAGATTGGGCGCTAGTTAGAAAATATTCTCATGCATCTACTGTAATTGATATTTATTATGATTCACTATCTGAAGAACAAATATTACAATTAGAAGAACCAAGACATTCTGAATCTGATGTAACTTTTCTATATGCTCATGGTAATGATAGAGATGTTAATTCTTTTAGAAATAGATTAGTTGAAGTTGTAAATGTATATTGGAAATCTAGAAAACGGATTGGATTTTTACAATATTTAGATCCAGAGACAGGAACTTTTGAAGAAAGAGAAGTTGAAGATGGATTTAGAATGCCTGCTGAACTTAGGGAGGCAGGAGCTAAATTAGATTGGAAATGGGTTAATGAAGTGTGGGAAGGAACTAGAATTGATGGACGTTTTTATATTAATATGAATCCTATTGCAAATCAAAGATTATCTTTAGACAATCCTTCTAAATGTAAACTTCCTATTAATGGGAGAAGATATTCAGATATTAATTCTTCAAGTGTTTCTTTAGTTAAATTAGGAATACCATATCAATTAAATTATAATATTTATAAATATAGATTAGAATTAGCTATAGCTAGAAGTAAAGATATTATTGCCCAATTTGATATTAATATGATCCCAAAGAAATGGGATATGGATAAATTTATGTATTATGTTGAAGGTACTGGTATTCAATTAAATCCTCAACATCAATCTGTAATGGATATGTCTATTAAAACTATTCAACAATATATTACTTTATTAGAATCTATATTATTAGAATGGGAAAAAATATCTGGAGTAAGTAGACAACGACAAGGAGAAATAGGTCAATATGAAGGTAAAGCATCTTCACAACAAGCTATATTACAATCAGCACATATTACTGAAGATTTATTTAGAAAATTTGAAAGAATGGAACAAAGAGATTTTCAAGCATTATTAGATTATTCTAAAGAGGCTTGGCATACAGGTAAAAAAGGTATGTATGTAATGCCAGATGGAACTACAGACTTTTTTGATATAGAGAGTGTAAAACATATGGAAACTAATTATGGAATATTTGTTTCTGATGCTGGTAAAGATCAAGAAAAATTACAAAATATTAGAGGTTTAACTCAAGCTATGATGCAGAATGGTGCTAGAATGGGAGATATAGCTGAAATGTTAGATACTGATAGTTTCTCACAAATTAAGAAAAATCTTAAAAATGCTGATAGAGCTCAACAAGAATTAGAAGCAGCTCAACAAGAAGCTCAACAAGCAATGCAACAGCAACAATTACAAGCACAACAACAATTAAAAGAAATGGAAAATATCGAAAATGAAAAAGATAGACAAAAAGATATTGAAATTGCTTTAATTAATGCTGAAGCTAAAAAAGAAGCTGCTACTCCTGGAGATCAATTGAATCTACAAAAAATGGTAAGAGATCATGAATTAAAAGAAAGAGAATTAAATATAAGAGAAGAGGAACTTAAAAATAAAATGATTTCAGATAGAGAAAGTGAAGCTATACAAAGAGATTCTAATCAAGTTAAAAGAGAAACAGAAGTAAATAAAAAAGAAATAGCAAAGATTAATAAGAAAAATAAGGATGCCGGACAATAGCCAAAAGCTTAATCTAATAAGACAAATTAGGCAATCTGGATACCCTGGTAGTGTTACTGAGGTATTTGAAGCTCATGATCAAGGTATTGATTTAATTGGACAATGGGTAAGTGAGCAAGAAAGAATTCAACAGCAAAATGCTATGATTGAAGAAGCTCAACAACGTGGGTTAGGTCCAGATGGAAGACCTATACATCCTGCAGACGGAACAGCTGTTACACCCCCTATACAACCAATGGCAAGTAGAGATGGTAGAGTAAGTTCTCCTCCTATTAATAATCCAATTCCAGAAGGTAAAATAGATCAAGGACATTTAGTTCAATCTCAAAATTCCCCTAATGTAGGTATTCAAGATTTACCAACTGGATCTCCTACAGGACAATTAATTCAAGCTAGAGAAGGTGGATTAAGATTAACGGATGGTGGATTTTCTGGAATTACAGTTAAATCTGGTAAAAGAGAATATGTAACAGATACTCCTACTCCGGGAGGAAAAGAAATTAAAGGACTTGATGCATATAATATTTTAAAGCCTGGACAATCTAAAAATGTATATGATGTTTCAAGATCAAGAGGACCATTAAAGAAATTTGATTATGATGATCAAGGTAATATTGTAGGTCATTCTACACATGTAATGGCTCATGATCCTGATAGTTTAGAAGCTTGGCCTACTTTATTTTTAAATACTGATGGTAGTTGGTTGGACTTAAGTGATTTTTCAGGTAAAGGAGGTAAAGCATATCAAGAAGCTAAAAAAAGAGGTGAATTATATTCTGGATTTGGTACTACTGAAGAAGTAGAAGATTTTGCTAAAGGTGTTGGATGGAAAGATGATATAACAGCTCCAGGTTATACTGGAGGATCTTTTAGATTTGGGGGAGCTAAACCTGACTATACTAAGTTATTTCGTACTGGAGGACTACAAAAATTTGAACATGGAGGTACTACTCATGGAACTTCATATGATGAATTATCAGATGAAGAAAAAGCTGCATTAATTAATGAGCCATTTGTAGAAGAAGATGAGTATACAAATATGGCATATGATTTATATACATCAGGATTTGGAGTGGAAGGAAAGTATCCTGAAGGTGCAACTTTTGTAAGTCAAGATGAATATGATAGATTAGTAGAGAAATATGGACCAGAAATAGCTGATCATTGGTTTGAGAATCAACAAGGTAAGTCAGCAATACGTTCATCTGTAGTACAACAATATCCTACATTAGGACACGATCCTGGAACTGGAGAAGTTAATTTAATAGAAAATTTATTAAAAAAATATACACCAGGAATATCTGTTCCTGAAGATCATGATTTTAAAAGTTATGGACAAGATTTTAACGTACTTCCTGATATAGAGATTTCAGATATAGGTCCAAAACATACATATCCTAAATCTTTAACAGATTGGG